ATTAATAATCCGATTGAATGACGGTAATTGGGACGCAGCACTTCACCATTTACAAAACGTTCTGAACACAATAACACAAGAAGACATTGACAACGGCTACACGCAAGAAATACATGATCAAATTGAAGCAGATTTTAATAACTATATAAACAACTGATAATGACTGACAAAGAAATTGTTGAAGAAATAAAAAGATTGACTGAATTGCTTGAACCTATGAGGGCTACAATTGAAGAAACAGAAGATCACTTGAAAATAACTATTCAAGGAGATTGGAGAAACAACAAACCTGGACAAATGCCGCCAAGATAATGAAGTTTATTCTTCCTATATTTATAACAATGAACTGGCTTCCATATCATTTAGAACAGCCTTTTTTATACTATTCTTTGAACGCACTTTTTCAAATAGTTTGTTTAATACTTGTTTTTAGAAGTGAAGAAAAAAGCGTTTTCAATTTATTGCTTTGCTTATCAATGATACTTATTTCTTCATACGACTTCATTGACTATACAAGCGGACTATTTATTGAACATGGATCAAAATATTTCAACAACATTTTGTTTTTAAGCGGGTCAATAATAGCTTATATTTTAATATTTAAGAATCGGTATAAATGGGAAAAACAAAAGTCAGATAAACATGACCGTGAAAAAGTTCAAGCTGTTTTTTCTAAACCTGATACGATTGTCACTTTGTTTGGCGCAGCTTATTCTTTCAGCCCAAAATGTTCAGTTCGATATATTTACAATGACAAAATGATCAGATTCAAAAAGGGTCATGAAAAAATAATTGTTTCAGAAATTATAATCAAAGAAAGTGACATCATTAAAGACACGTTGATTTGTGAATCTATTTTTTTAAAAAGGTGCAAAGAAATTAAAAACAAAAAGTTTAATTTGTTTTTTTTCAATTGCAGACATATATTCAATACAGACCTAATAAAAGATTAACAGAATGAAACCAGAAGAAATCCAAATAATTGTAGAAAGTTTAAGCAAAGTAATTCAACAGCCAGAGACAAACTACAATCCTGTTGTTGTGCTACTTTCTGTCATGATTACTTCTGCAATTCCTTTGATTAGATATGTAAAAAAAATGTTTACGAAGTCAATTGAAAAGGTTGTTATTTCTCACAATGAAAGCATAAAAAAAATTGTCGACGATCACTTTGTCAATGTTCAAAACGTTTTCAACCATCATAGAAAGTATATAGGTGAACTTTTTAAAATAATGGATTTACATATCAAAGAGTTAAAAGGTATTGACCGCGAATTAGAAGATCAAGACAGGAGAATTGAACAAATAGAAAGAAAACTTGAAGACTAAACCAAATAAAAAAATGAGCAAATTAAAAACATTACCGAAAAAAGGACAAGTTGCACTTGCTGAATACGTTATAAACGGAAAGGTCAGAAAGCAGCTTGAACTTGGCGTTGTCACAAAGGCAACGAAGAAAAGTTTCTTTTGTAAAGATTCAGAAGGAAAGACAACAGAAAGATTTTACACTTTCGGAGCTTCAAACGGTGTAAGGTTGAGCGGCTTTAAGTCTGTAAATAAAGAAGAAAAAGAACACTAAAAGAAATGGCTGCAGAAGTTCAAGTTGTAACAACAACAGATAATACGCAAACCGTCGGAGCATTCACAGAGGTTGAGCAGAAAGCAAAGTCAAGTGGTGAAGCTATCGAAGGCGCGAACAATGCAACGAAAGGCTTTGCTAAACAGTTGAGTGCTTTAAAAAAAGAACAAGACGGCCTTGACCTTGACGAAAGAATAAAACGTGTTAAAGACATATTTGACAATGCTGCGCCCTCTGTTGACAAGCTGACAGCCGAAGTCAAAGAATATCAAAGTCTTGCTTTAGCAGCAGGCCGAGAAAGTCCAGTCGGGCGTGAATTCTTAGAAAAGGCAGCGCAGGCAAAAGATCAGCTTGTTGATTTACAAAACGAAACAAAGCGTTTGTCGGACGACAACAGAAATTTGCAAGGTGCAATTCAAGGAATTGGCGTCGGTGTTTCTGCTTTCGCAGGTGTTACCGCTGCGGCTGCGCTTTTCGGCGACAAGAATGAAGAATTGCAAAGACTTCTTGTTCGTGTTACGGCTGCGCAAACGCTTTTGAATTCTGTTCAACAAATTCAAGTTGCACTTCAAAAAGAATCTTCATTACGTCTTGCTTTAACAAACGCACAGGTTGCGGCGCAGGCCGCAGGAACAGCAGCGTTGACGGCTGCACAAGGTGTTTACAATGCGGTTGTCGGAACTTCAACGGGAGCTTTGAAAGCTTTCAGACTTGCTTTGGTTTCAACTGGAATCGGGGCGCTTGTTGTTGGAATTGGTTTGCTTATAGCGAATTTTGACACTGTTGTCGAATTCGTAGGCAGTGCAATTGATAGTTTCGGCGGCCTTAAAAATGTTTTAATGATTCTTTTAGGCCCTATTAATTTAGTGATTGCGGCTTTTGAATTCTTGTTCGGAGCAACAGAAGATCAGGCTGCAGCAGAAGAAGAACTTGAAGAACAAAGAAGAAAAGCTTCAGAAGAAAATTCAAAAAGAACCAAAAGAGAAATCGAAGAAATCAAGAAGAAACAGAAAATTCTTGTTGAATCGGCAAAAAAAGAAAATGAAGTTCTTGAAGTAAGGGTTAAAATATTAGAGAATCAAGGAAAGGCTTCAGACGAAGCTGCATTGAAAATACTTGAAAACAATCGCGCAATTGTAGCTTCAGAACTTGACGCAGTTCAAAAGATAATCGACGCAAGAATCAGACAGTTTCAAACAGAAGCAGAGATTCGAGGAAAAACAGAAGAAGAGTTCAAGGCGCAGCTTTTAGCGCAGGGCGTAGATCTTGAAAACCTTCAAGAAAGGGCAACAGAAATTGTCACTGACTTACAACTTGACCTTGAACTTTCAGAATCTGAGATCACAAAATTTAAACGCGAACAAAACGAAGAAAGAACGAAGGGTTCAAAGGCTGCCGCGGACGCTGAAAAGAAGATTCAAGACGACCTTCTGAAAAGGCAGATTGACGCAATTGCAAAGCTTGACGAAATCAACATCAAACTAATTGATGACAGAACAGAGAGAGAAGAAGCAGCGCTTCAGCTTGCTTTTGAAAGAAGAATTGCAAAGCTTGACGAAAATATTGCTGAAGAACAAGCGTTGATCAAAGGGCTTGAAGAACAATTCTTGAACGACCTTCAGTCATTAAGAGATAAGGCCGCACAAGAAGAAGCAAAAGCAGAATTCGAACAAGCTCAAAAGCTTGATCAATTAAGGATTCAAATTCTTGAACAAAAGCTTTCAAAAGAAGCAGAACAAGAACTGATTTTGAAAGAAATTGAAAACTTCAAATTTCAAGAAGAACTTGAAAACCTTAGATTTGAACTTGAATCAAAAGAAATCACTGAAGATGAATTCAGACTTCGTGAAGAATTGCTTGTTGAAGAACATCAAGCAACATTGACTGAAATCGAAAAGAAAGCTTCAGACGAAAGGTTGAAACAATCAATTGAAGAAGCAAATAAAAAGATTGACATTGCTTCTTTTTTCGTTAATTCAGCCGTAAAATTAAACGACTTATTCAACCAAATACAAGACAACCAACTAAAAGAAAGCGAAGAACTTTCTTTGAAGGCGCAGAAAAGAAGGTTTCAACGTGAAAAGGCTTTCAATATTGCTTCGGCATTAATTAACGGAGCAAAAGCGGTGACGCAGTCAATAGCTCAATTCGGGCCGCCGCCTTCGCCTTTAGGTATTGCGGGAATCGCGTCTGCGGGTATAATTACAGCGGCACAAGTCGCAGCAATAGCAACACAAAAATTCAACCCTTCAGGCGGTTCTTCAGGCGGTGGCGGTTCAAGCAGTGTTTCAGGTGGATTTGCTCCAACTGTCGCTGCTGCTCCGACCGTTACGCCTAATATACCGACAACACAAACAAACGGTGTCAATGAATCTGGCGAAGAATCTTTCGGCGGCACAAGCGGCGGCGGAAACAATCAACAAGTCATTCAGGCTTTTGTGATACCTGGACAATTAACCACAGCACAAGAAGCCGAAGCACTAATCAACGAACAATCAATTCTTTAAACATGGAAGAAGAAAAAAAACAAATTGAAATGTTAGACGGTTACCCCGTATACGACGCAGAAATGATCGAAGGTAACTTCGCACACGGAACAAACACTATTTCACTTGTCAACAATCCTGCAACGAAACAACCCGTTTTTCTTTTCAACGAACACAAAGACGAAGATAAAATGACAATGACAAGCGAACTTCAATTCGCTTCAGCAGATACAAAGAAAGGTTTGATTGAAGGCGTATTGATGGTTGCTGACAAGCCTATCTTCAGAAATATAAACGGAAAAAAATTTCATTTAAGGTTTACACCTGAATTGATTGAGAAAATGATGTTTAAATTCATGAAGAACCAATTCGGGAAAAACATAAATCTTGAACATGATCCAAACAGCGAAGTTCACGGCTGCTACCTTGTTGAGATTTATATTTATGATCCTTCAAGGGGCCGATCTTTACCGACTCACATGAACGAAAACGAAGTGACGCCTGGTTCGTTGATCGTTACTTTGAAGATTGAAGATCCTGAAATATTGAAGAAAGTTGAAGCGGGTGAAATAGTCGGCTATTCATTAGAAGGAAACTTCGGAATAAAGACGAATTTTGAAGAAAACTTTGTCGGCTTAGAAAAAAGCGTTATATTAGACGCGAATAAGTCAGTCAAAGACAAGTTTAAACACATTAAAACAGTTGTTGAACATGGAAAAAACTGACAAACATATCTTGACAAAGTCGGAAAGGGTAGAATTTTTGACTTTCATTGAAGACAAAGGAATCGAGACTCCGAAAGATTGGAAACTCATTCATTCTGAAATTTGCAAATCTAACGAAGACGAAATTGACATTGATTCAATCGTCAGCAATTTAAAAGCTGAAGGATTAAAATTTGCAATTGATGTTGTTTCAAATCCGAACGAACCTTCTTTTCTTGACTCAGGGGTTGTCAAAGTTCGTTATCGTTACGTGCTTGATCCAATTCACGCAGGAGAAGAGAAAATCAAAGAAAACACAAGGGAATTTTGTTCGACTTTAATCAGAAAGAATTTACTTTATAGGAGAGAAGACATAAACGCAATGTCGTTTAGGGGTTCGAATCCAATTGCAAAAAAAAGGTATTCAATTTTTAATTCTGCGGGGGGTTGGAACTGTCGCCACGCATGGCAGCGTGAAATTTACGTCATGCCACAAAGAACAAAGACAGTTGAAAACGGACTAAAAACAAGCACGGAAGACGTGCCAAAAGTACAATTAAGTATGTCAAATGAAAAAAAATCGTTAAAAGTAAGATTCGGTGAATTCTTACAAAAAGAAGGTCGAAAACTGACTGAACAAGAAGTTGTTGACTTAACTTCTGTAATGTTAGAAGACAAAGCTGTTGAACAAAAGTTTGTCGACATTCAAGTTGAAGACAAGACACTTCGAATTGATGCTGAACAACCTGAAGTTGGCGCGCCTGTTTCATGGGTTGACGCTGAAGGTAACATGATGGAAGTTGAAGACGGTTCTTACCCTGTTAACGTTGACGGCAAAGAATGGATTATTGTCGTTGTTGACAGAAAGATTTCTGAAATGAATGAAGTTGAGTCGCAAGAGTCAGCAGAAGAAGCTGAACAAGAAATGTCTGAAGATAAAGGCCCAACAGTTCAAGAACAGTTTGAATCATTTAAGAAAGAAATTCCTTCAATGATTGCTGAAGCTGTTGCGGCGAATATGTCAGAACACACTGAAAAACAAACAAAGGCTTTTTCTACTATTATAGAAGCTAAATTCAAAAAATTGCCTGCCTTCCCTGCTGAAGAAGTTAACGCGGAACTATCTGCTGAAGAAAATAAAAACGAAAAGAAAGAAGGTACGCTTCTTGAAAGAATGGTTAAGGTAGCCAAGTAAAAACAAAAAACAAAAATCAATTTAACATCATAAAGATATGACTCTTGAAACTTCAAAAATTTCTGATTACATCAAAAACAATGCAGAAATATTTATTAAACAGGTATTATTCAAATTTTCTTCTGCTGAAAACATTAGAGTAAGACCAGGAATTAAACACAAAGAAACATTCGGAAGAATCGCGACAGACGCCGTTTTCAAAGCTGCTTCTTGTGGTTGGAATCCTGCAGGCGTGACACAACTTGATGACATTGAACTTGGTGTGAACAAGTTTGAAATCAAAGAAAATATTTGTCAACAAGATTTGGACGATACCTACTACAACCTATTAGGTCAAGCGGGATCTTTAGCAGACGACGCTGAATTCAACCTTGAAAAAGAATACGTTGACGCAAAGATCGCGAAAGTTCAAGACGGGATTGAACGTCTTGTTTGGAGGGGCAAAGAGTCACTTGGAATTAACAACCCTTTAGGGCAATTTGACGGCCTTGTTGAAAGAATCATGTCGAATATACCTGACGCAAGAACAGGAAACGTGACAGCGGTTGCAGATGTTGCTGACCAACCTTATGTTGAAGTAACAATTGACGCTGTTGTTGCACTTGAAAACGGTCAAGATATTACGATCGCAGGTACAACTGATTACAACGGAACATTTGAAATTCACAACGCTTGCACTTTGGCGGCGACTTCAACTTTCTACATTCGCGCAGCGTTTACTTCTGATCAAACAGGAACTTGGACAGAGGTTCAAGACAGCTTGATTGCAAAAACTGCTTCAGGAATTGACGACTTCTACACAATGGCAGATTCTTTAGACGACGAATTCATGGAATTGCCAGACTTAAAGTATTATTTGGAGCCTAAAGACTTCAGAGCTTTAACGAAAGAAATCATCAACATTGGCGGTTCAGGAAATTACAACATTGACTTGACGAAACCGACGAAGAAGTTTATGTTCCCAGGTGAAGAAGTTGAAGTTGTTCGAACAATGGGTCTTTCTGGTGAAGGAAAAAGAATCATGACGTACAAAGACAACCTTTGGTTCGGTACTGACTTAATCAGCGACTATGAAACAGTGAAATTTTTCTATGATGAAGGCGAAGACACGCACAAATTTATGATGAAAATGAAAGGCGGAACGCAGATTGCACACGCTCACATGGTTGCTGTCGCACAATAAGAAAGCACAGCTTTAAAATATAAACAATTTAAAAGGCTGTTGAACGCAACAGCCTTTTTTTTAATACAATTTTAAAATGATTAAACCGATAAATTTTTCGCTCGATTGTATTCTTGACGGCGGCTACGAATTAAAATGCCGTGACGCTTCAGGCGGGGTCATTGTTGTTCGTTTGTCTGATTGGAAAGACAGAGTATATGCCTTTACTGGAAACATAATCGAAGGAACTGACGCAGGCGACGGAGCCGCGCAGGAATTTTTCACAATTGAACAGCTTGTTGAAACTGCTGAAATCGTCGAAGCTCCACAAGTTGACACAACTTTCGGAACTTCTTTCTTTCAGACAGACTTGACAATTGTCTTGCCAAACAAAGGCGACAAAGATCTTGACGATCAAGTAAGAAACTTATACACGGCTTTAAGCAAAGGCAAATTTCTTGCCTTAGTTAAGGATCAAAACGGAATCGAAAAGCTTTACGGAATCGAAAACGGTCTTCGACTTACTGAAGGTGCGGGCGGTTTAGGTAAAGCGCTTACAGATCTAAACGGAACGACAATCACTTTACAAGCAAAAGAACCAAATCCAGCAAGACTTGCAAATATACCAGGCGGCGCAGGCGGTTCAACAGCTTTCATCATTAACCCTGCACCACTTTAAAAAATTGAAATATGAATTGTATAGTATTATCATCAGGATATAAAATCAATTGCGGTATTGCAGGCGGGGCGAAAATCGTTTGGCTTGCTGACCATATCACAGACAACGCATATGCAAAAGACACAGGCGACACTTCAGGAACTTATTCAGCAGTGTCTGACGCAGGTTCAGGACTTATCGAAATAACTGCTGACAACGGTTCAGGCGGTCACGGACTTGAAGAAGGTCTTGTGATTAATTTGAGCGGCGGTAGTTATGACGGAAATTACGTTGTTGTTTCTGCTCCGACAGCTACGACTTTCAGAGTTAAAGCGACTTTTGTAGCAACAGACGCGGCAAACTATGCTTTCCAACCTGACGGAAACAAGATAATCGGAACCGATTCAACAATCGGAACAGATCCGACTTTCTACAAGTTCGAACAGGAAATTGAAACAATTGAAGTTCTTGCAAACGGAACAGGTTCAATTGAAAGTGGAACTTTTTTTGAAGAACAAAATGTTTCTTTGACCTTGTTCGCTTCAAAAGATCAGGCTTCAGAAGACGCAAGAAGAACTTTGATTGATCAATTGACAAAAGGTAGGTTTGTTGCAGTTGTAGAAGACAACAACGGCGTGAAACGTTTATACGGCGCCGTGAATGGCTTGAAACTTTCGGAAGGTTCAAATAATTCAGGTAAAGCTTTGGGCGATCTTAGCGGATTCACATTCACTTTACAAGCAAAAGAACCTGCAATTGCTTTCATCTACGACGACAGCGGGTCTGATTCTGGTCAAACAGGGTTCACCCCGTTCACGTTGCCTTAATTGACTAAATCAAATTAAATAACTAAATTTAAAGCGCGGCAAAAGTCGCGCTTTTTTTCTAATATGTTGAACGTAATATTCGGAATAAATCAAAAAGTCGTAACATTAAAAGACAGAATCGAAATTGAACCTGTCTTTTTGATTCTTTGGTTGCAGTCTGCAAGCCAGACTGACTATATTAAATCAATTCAGGTTTCAGACATTGCTTCTTCAGCGTGTAACTATAACAAAATTGAATTTGAAATAGTTGATTCTGGTGAAGATTTGCCAAACGGAAAGGTTGACTTGTCTATCGGCGGTAATTTTAACTATAAGATATTTGAATCTGATTCGGCAGGCGTTGACATATCAGGAAAAAGACTTCTTGAACAGGGCCTTCTTCGTTATGACATAGACACTTTTGAAGAAAAAACCCTTGAATCAGGTGAAACAGAAAAAACACTTTTAAAATAATGGCTGAAGAAATAGAAATCAAAGCGACTAAATCAAGCGACAAGGACGGAATCAAAAACAATTCTGGCGTAATGGTTATCAGTTCAAATTTTAGTAAGCAAGAAACGCTTTCTTCTGAAAGATTTGAAGTCGACAATAGGAACAAAATCATTCAATGGGGTGAAAAGAATCTTTTGCCTGATTATTTGATAAGACTTTCGAAGATAAAATCAACAAAGCATTCTGCAATAGTATCGAGAAAATGCAAAATGATTGCGGGAAACGGGTTTCAAGTTCCAGAATCTGACGTTTTAAAAGCGTTTATCAAGAATGAAAAATCGAAAGAAGACCTGAACAAGATTGCAAAGCGTGTCGCTAACGACTATGAGGTTTTAAATATGTTTGCCTTGGGTGTTCGTTGGAATGTAGAGAAGACAGAAATTGCAGCGATTGACTATATACCCGCGCACAAGGTCAGAAAATCAACTGTTTCAGGTGTTTGGAAAGTATCTGACAATTGGAAAGAACCAAAAAAGAAAGGCAGCAACACGCAAATAAAACAAGAATTCAACACAAGGCCACTGCCAGAAGGATTTGAAGATCTTTCAGACCCTGAAAAGAAATTTGAATTGAATCAAATTCTTGTTGTTAAAGCTATGCAAATAGCTTCTGAAACATATCCTGCACCAGAATACGCTTCGGCCTTGAATTGGATTCTTGCTGATAGTGGTATTTCAACTTTCACGCTTGGAATGATCAAGAAGAATTTCAATGGCGGGTATCATATCAATATTGCGACGGGTATTCCTGAAGCAACCGAAAGAAAGAAATTCAAGAAGGACTTCAAAAACGAATACGCAGGCGACGACGGTGAGTCAATTATTATAACTTTTAGCGATCCAGAAGCAACACAGACGCCAACTTTGACCCCTTTGCCTTCTGCGGGAAATGAGGACATATACAACGAAACAGAGAAGCGCGCACAAGAAAACATCTTTATTGCGCATGAAGTCACGAATCCTGCTTTGTTTGGAATACGAATTCCTGGTGAATTAGGCGGCAAAAATGAACAACAAGAAAGTCTTGAACTTTTTCAAGTTATATATATCGATCAAAGGCAAAACGATATTGAAGAACCTTTCAATATGCTTTTAAGAGTTAACGACCCGAAAGGAGCTGAAGAACTTAAACTTGCAACTTTTTCGCTTGAAGTTGATGAAAAAGACGCAAACGAAAATCCAGAAGGCAAGAAGCTTGCAAAATCTATTTCAAAACTTCCTGAGAATTTACAAGCTGCAGTTATATCAAAACTAAGTGACGAACAAATTCTTTCGCTTGCAGGTATATCAAAAGAAGAAAAAGTTTCGCCAGAAGTAACTGAAACGCCTGCAGAAGAACCACAAGTTGAACCACAAAACACCGAAGAAAATGTCTGATATTATAAGATTCGCGAGCGTTGAAATGCTCATTGATAGAATGCCGATTTCAAATTCTGTTGATCATGAGCTTTTGAAGTCAATCATGTTCACTGAACAAGACACTTCAATTCAAAATTTGATTGGCACTTCTTTGTATGAAAATTTAAGCAAGGAAATTGACGAAGATTCAATCGGGGGCAAAAGATTGGTTCTAATTAAAAAATATCTTCGTCCTGCTATGTACCACCTTGCAACAAGATCTGCAGCCCTTCATTCAAAGTATAGGTTTACGGACAAAGGACTTGTTGAACAATCAGACACAAACGCGACTCAGGCTGACGCAGGCGCGTTGAATCACTTCAAGGCCCATCACTTGAACAAAGCACAGTTTTATATGAATTTAGCTGTCAAGTTTATTTGCGAAAACAGTGCAAGCTTTCAGGATTACGACGACATAAGCGAAAACGGCGGCGTAAGACCAGACAGAAAACCTTTCTTTTCTGGCTTTCAGTTAGGATAATATAAGAAACATTTTTTTTTCATCTTCAAAACCTTGAAAACATTAGGGTTTTGAATTTTGTTGTGAATTATCTTGTTGAAAACTTGCATTTAATAAATGCAATGTTGTATATTTGTAACAGCTAACAATTAAAAAAGTAACGAAATGCAAAATTTATCAAAACACATTATTGAAAAATACAATCTTTCGATTGAAGAAGACGGCAGTATCATTGTTCAAGGGAATTACAGAGATTCTTTTATCAGAATTGAAGACGCTGAAGTTGAAGAAACAGAATTCACTTTTGAATTACAGAATAAAAAGTGCAAAATTTCTCTATACAAAGAAGTCGTTTTAACACATTTAACAATTTTTTAATCATGGATATTTTAGAAATCAACAGTTTTAGACATTTGAACCTTGAAAGAACTATAAACAAAGAAGATGAAGGCTATTGCGAACAAGATCTTTTCTTCTGGTCTGAAGGGGCGAAAGAAGCAGACTTCACGATTTTCGCTAAATATGAAAACGTATTTGAATACGACAGCATTAGTGATCAATACAGGTATTATGAAACAGAATTCCATTCAATAAACTTGTTAAACAGTGAAGGCGACGAAATAACGCTTGACGAAGAAGCAGAAGAAGAACTGACAAAAATCATTTTAGAAAAATCTTAAACCACAAAAACAAGCAAAATGACAGAAGAAAAAGAACAGCGCCTTCGGGCGCTTAATACTTCAGAAGAAACACTTCGAAGAATTAGTGAAGAATTAAACGAAGCAGGTTTGGAACCTGATTCAAACGAATTTCTTGACGGCTTTATTTCAAAGCTATTAATTGAATACAACAAGACACTTGTTGAAAATGAAAAGTTGAAGTCAGACATTGAAAGCCTGACGAAACAAGTTGTAAACTCTTTAAAAAAGTAACGAAATGCAAAATTTAACTACAAAAAGCTTTAATCAAATTGAAAATAGATTTGTTGAACTATCAGACAGAAAAACATTCTTGAAAGAAGTATCTTTCGCGCTTCAGATATTCGCTTCGAATTCTTATTTGAACAAAGCGACAACAGAATCAAAACTTGAATGCGTTGTGAATTTAGCGCAGACAGGATTGACTTTGAATCCTGTTTCTAAATTAGCTTATTTAATACCTTACTACTCAGAAAACAAAG